TTCTCTTTGACAAGTTCGATCATTCGGGAGACCGGGATGGCTCGGCTGGATGCAGCATTCCGGGAGAATGCCCTATGCGTCATGAATTCAGCATGAATGAATCGAGGGTATTCCAGTTCAAATGTCGTGATGCGGACACCCTTCGGGGAGAGCGAGTCTGCAATAATTTTGGCACTAATTGTCATCGTGTTTCCTCAAATTAACTGTAATCTTCTCGGCATCGAATCCCGAGAAATTATCTCGTCCCATATAGGTCTGCCACTGGGAAAGGAAGATATTCATCATCTCGGCTTCGACATGCAATCCGTAAAATTTCAAATCATCGTATAATTCTTGCCCAAGGTCTTCTTCATATACAAACTCAACTATATCACGATCCTGTGTCTCATATGTATACACAATTTTATGTTTCATCAGCGGCCACCACTTCAACCGCCAGAACTCCATCATCATTCTCATATGGATCGCTCAGGATTTCCCAGAAGTCTCCGCTGTTGGGATCGTCATGATCATATGAAAACCATGCGATATCACCTTCTGTCAGATCGGACAATCGAACCCGAACTCCATCACGGATGATCACTCTCAAATTATTGGACATGGATATCCCCAATCATATGCGAGCATATCGGTCTGGGAGCATAGCCATGGCACACATTTACCATCCGCAGTTTTCATATCAATATGAGGACAATATTCAACCGTGACACCATCTCCAAGAATAGATTTCAGGGGTTCCCGGTTGGTGGCGAATGTGGAACCCGGAACGAGATATAGGAACATATCCTTTCCGTTCCATCCGGCCCGAGAAACCAGCTTCCCGGCCTTGAGTTGGGTAAGCGCCCATTCAAAATTATGAGTCATAGAATTATTCCAGTTCCATCGAGCGCCAGCTCGACATCAAGCTGGGCCATTGTCAGGCTTTCGCCCATTCTACCATACTTTGACACCCGGTAAAATGTCAATAGGGCATTGAAAAGTTTGGCGTTGTGTTCGATACTCCCCTCGATTTCATCAAGAGCGTATTCAAGCTGGTCAATCTCGTCATATTGACTGGCACAGTGCGATTCCATTTCGGACAATTCATCCTCCAGAACTCCAATCTGCTCCTCAAGCCGGGCGATCTCATTCTCGGCCCTGCCCAATTCCTGTTCGAGTGATGTAATCTCTTTGTCTGTATCGTCCATGGTTATACCTTAAATCCTGAGTAATCCTGAGAGGGTTTGGATGAAGCATCGGATGACTTTGGAATGGTATCTGCCGCAGTTGTATCCGCACTGTCCAGATCATACAGCCTCATTCGAGCCTTGTCCACCCCGAGCATGAATCGCTTCATCGTATTCATATCATTGTATCGGTTCTTGAGCTGCTTACACAGGAATTGTCCCATGGCGGCCATCTCTTCTGTCTGCATCAATGCCATCATGAAATCGGCGGTCGCCGGAAGTCCGAATGACTCTGATGTATTCTCTAGATCGATATCCGAGTTATTATAGCCCTCACGGTTGACCTGAGTGGCAGTCATGACCGGAAGGTCCATTTCCACGGCAAAGCCCCGGACCTCTTCTGCAATCGCCTTGACGAGGCTGTATGAGTTGACCGATCCGCCCATCTTGAGCCGGGAGCTGGTCATGATATTCAGATAGTCAATGATGACCAGATCGGGCTTGAATTTCTTCTTCATCGCCAGCTCATCGGTCAGAGCCCGGATGTGATTGATATTGGCGGATGCTGTTGGAAACTGCTTGACGATTAACGTACCGTGCGTCTTTGATGCGATGCCCTGAATTTTCCCGATGAAGTTGTTCTTGCTCATCTTCGAAATGCGAGAGATGTCAACTCCCATCAGATTGGCGTCGATCCGCTCGGAAATCTTTTCCTCGGCCATTTCTAGTGTCACATAGAGGACATTGTATCCCTGTGAAATAGCGGCGGCGGCGACATGACACATAAACATGCTCTTTCCAACCCCGGGTCCTGCCATGATGACATTCATGGATTTCTTTTCGAAACCCCCGCCCGTAATTTGGTTCATTGAGTCTAGGTCAAATGGTATCTTCGCCGCCGTCCGGTGATAGAACTCGTAGCGCTTTTCGGCATCTTCGAGATAATCATGGCCAATGCTATTATTGAATGTTACGCTCAGAGCATCTTGTAGGATCGACGGGATCGCTCCCTTATCTCTGTTCGCATCATTCCCTTGGAAGATTTCAATCGAGTCCATGAGAGCGATATGAATTGCTCTCTCTTGACACCAAGCTTCTGTCGTATCGAGAAGCCATTGAAGGTCTGTATGGACTTCGCCCTCAAAGATATCAAGGCCGAGCTTGGTCACACGGTCAAAGTTATGTTCATTGACCGATGGTGATTTTCCGAGCTGCAGCTGAATTGCATCCTTGGTGGGCATCGAGTTGTATTTGGACACATACTCACATATGGTTTCAAATACAACTCGATGTTCGTCTTCGAAGTATACCCGCTTAAGGTGCGGGATCGTCTGTCTTGTGTACGCTTCGCACTGGATCAAGTGCCGTAGAATCAAAGTTGATAGATCGGCCATTCTCGTCCTCGAATTTTACACTATTGGCATCCTGCAATGACATCAAAATGTCGTGCAGAACATCGGTTGTCCATTGATAGAAATCATCCATGGACAATATAATTCCGCCCACGTCATCTACGATCTCGGTCGTGTATTGGAGGGTTGCCGTCTCCGGACCCTCCAATATTTTCACGGTCGTGTATCTATAGAGGACGCCTGCATAGTCTCCCGAGATGAGTTTGACTACATAAGCTTGATCGTCCTTGGCGTCTGCCATTAGCTCATAGTCAGTACCCTCGGAAAGGGTTCTATGGGGTGTCATCGGCGATCTCCTCTTGCGCTTTCGCAATCAGAGACTTCACATCGAGACGGTAATGCGAGCGGATCGCTTCATTGAATAGCGGATCATTCTGACGCTTTTCCCAGAACTTGGGTTCGAGGGCAGCCTTTCGAGTGAAAGACAATCCATCGATTTCGCCAGTCTTCGGATCGATGAACACGTATTTCGTGGCACCGTCCTTGGCCGCATATCCCACAGCAAGCGCAATATCCAAGAGCCCGGCATGGGTCTGGATACCACCATCGAAACGCACTGTGAGGGGAATGATCGTTTGTTCTCGGACTGTCCGAGACTTCTCGACCTTGAGCATGAAATCGTATCCATGCAACACTTTGGTATTCTTGTCCTTGTTCTGTTGGCGCCCGATTGTAATAATATCGTTCGCTGCCAGAACATTACCCTGTCCACCAGATACCACGGTCTTGGAAAACATTTCCATGGTCTGATATGTGTGGTTCACCACAATCACCGGAATACCGTACCGCTCAAAATATGGAGTCACGATACGCCAGAACGACTTGAGTTCTTTTGCTCGCACCATATCAGCAGAACTGTTCTGCTTGTCGGCATTGTCAACTTCCCGCTTTGATGCGAGATTTCCGACCGAGTCGATAAAGATGATAATGTTGTCCCCGTCTTCGAGTGACTTGAGCTGCTTATTCATGTCGAATTTCAGCTCCTCGATATCGAGGATTGGGGTGTGGACTACTCGGCTCATATCGATGCCCGCAGTCTCAAAATATGCTTCCTTGGCCCCAAATTCAGAGTCGTAGAAGATCATGATTGCGTCTGGATATTTGTCCATATACGCAGCTGCGGCGAATAGGCCGATGTTCGATTTGAAGTGGCGAGAAGGTCCCGCAAACATCAATACGCCGGGCGACACTCCACCAAGAAGATCACCTTGTAGAACAATGTTCAGGGACGGGGCGGGCGTCGTTGCGACGTCTCTCCGTACCAGTTTAACCTTGCCCATAGTGTTCGAGATGTCAATCGTGCTCGCCTTTATGAGGCGGTCAACAAGTGCCATTTATTCGTCTTCTTGTGTCGTGTGGATATCGTCCGCATCAGCGGGAGAGTTATTCGTGAAATTGTAATCAATTTCGGCTGGATATTCAAATTGCATTCGAGTTTACCTCATGCTAAGTTTGTGAAACAGTTCATCGGTCTCTGCCTTAGCATGATTCATCTGAGCCTCTAATTTGTCAGCCAGATCAATCGCCAAACCGCCGATTTTTGTTTTTGGTTGTTGGTTTCGTCGCATGTCATCCACCAAGTCGGTCAGTTCTGAGATATTCATCTCGCCGATTGTTATCTGTGGAAGTGACTTGCCACTTTCTTCAAATCCTTCGATCACAACTCCATGAGCGAGGGACAGGATTTTGCCAGACCCCAGTACGACAAAATCACTTTGCTCGCACCACGGTTTAACAAGATTATTATAACACATGTGGCTTTGTAATGCAAGCGAATTGTGGTCGCCGCCGGACATTTTTACCTGATCACCCCGGACCATGAACTTGATGTTCCATACCTGAGACACCTTTCCGGTCTCGGCACTTTCATTCCAAATCCGGAGAGCATACACGCTCTTCCACTGAAACGTTTGAAACCAGTTCAAGACCATGGATAGAAACATGTGTATCTCCGTTGATTAAAAGTTTTCGGGAATTTCACCGGCGTCTTTGAAGTGTCCGATCAGGGCGGCCAAGATTTGCTTATCGGTGCGGCGGTCTCGATCTCTGCCACACTTGGCACACTCATACTCCGGTCCCCATACGCCAAGCTCTTCATCTATGGAATGATCGAGATGACAGTGCCCACATGAATTGCAGAACCTATCTTGCATTAGATACGCCGCTCTTCATATAATTCATCAAATGCTCAAACGTGTCAGATTTGACAACACAACACCCAATAGGAGTCATCGGATACCAGCGCAACACGTAACATGTATTGCTGTCAATCGCAGAGAGTATATGACCCGGATCAGTCCAATCCTGAATGCCAGATATATCAATGTCCTCATAATACCGCCGATGTTCATTAACATCGAGCGACCAAGATACAACGTTCTCCATCATGTCTTGAAGCTCATCCATCAGTGTCCCTTTCGCAAAATAGCAGCGATCTTGTTTAGCTCAAAGCCAATCCCAACGAGCGCAAGGACGCCGAGACATATAGCTATCCCGATGAGGCTATCAGTTTCCATCAGATAGCCTCGCAGCGCTTGAGCCACCACTCACGGGCTCGGGTTGCGATAACGCCCGAAAGGACCCTCTTCCAGTCCATGCCAGACTCCTCGATCTCGGATGCGCTCTCAAGCGCAATGTCCCGGCAAATCATGCCGATAAACTGCCCGGTGAATTTGGAGTCTGCATGATCGATACCATTCTCCCGGAGGATTTCAGTTTCGAACTGCTCGAAGCGTGGCTCGGTCGCATGCATATCCGCAAAGTGAAATGCACTCTCGGGCGTGGCCGAATGAACTCGGGCGGGCTTTCCGGCTTTGTTGACGGCGTGGCGTTCATCCTTGACCTTGAAGGAGTATTCATCGAACTGGTTCTGGGAGCAATAGATCGAGCCACCGAATTCACCGTGTGGATAGAACACAAGACCTTCGCCGATACCCTCGACACCAAAGACTTCTTTAATGTATGGATCACAGTCACCGATCTTCTCAACAATATCATTCACTTCATCGGCGAACTTCTGGACGCCTTCACGGAACCGTGGATCGAATGTGAATGTGCCAAAGTTCGGTAGAACACGAACGCCATGGTGACGCCAGTCGGCCTGTGACAGGTTGCCTTCGTGAAGCATTGCCCGGATGGCAGCGGCGTCAAATGTCATGTTGGTTGGGCCACCCTTCGGCCCCTCGGAAATTGCAAAGATGAAGAAGTGCTTGCTCGGAATATCGGACACCGCAACATTCTTCTGGATGCCCGGGCCAGCCCATTCACCGTGAATTACGACATCATGCTTCGCCGCAGTCGGATACTGGGTGATGAACCAGTCATACCATTCTTCGAGCATCGGGCGCATTGATTCGACCCGGACCGCAAAACCGCAGTTATCGTTGCCGACACTGACATCATCCGTGCGCTTCTGGCCGGTGATTGTACCGTCCGGCGAAAATCTGATTGCGGCATTTGTGCCGTGCAGCTTGATCTTGGCATGGAAGGTCAGATGGTCCGGGAGATTACCCAGACCGACAACAAGCTTCAAGCGCTTGTAACTGTTATGAAAACCGGCGATCTTCGGGAGGGCTCGGTGCTTTGATTCGGTCATGATATATCTCCGTGTTTCCAATTGACTGCAGTATGCCATAGTTTGGGCATGCCGTCAATGATCTAGTCTTGATCAATTACATAGTCACGCAGATACTTGAAATCATCGGCGGACATGTTATAGCTTTTCCCGGATGGGAAAACGATTTCGGCGTGCAACATACTCGATGGATTTGTCCCGATCAACAGCCCATATGGCGTGATGAGATTGAGCCAGAATTCTTTGGCGGCCTGCAGTCGCTCGGCCTCCTTGTCGGCCTTTTCATGTTTCTCGAACCACTCGGCCAGCGAACGCTGGGATGCCACCCGGCCATTGTAGATCAGCTGATCGGCGTGTCCGCCTTTGATGATCGCACGGCACGCAAGGCACAGTTTAACAGCCAGCCTGTCGGCGGCCTGACGGCGGCCCATAGTTTCATCTCGCCCCTCGGCGAGATCGGCGTGAATGCATGTTAGATCGTGGTATGGCGTACCAGTTTCATCATATTCGGTTCGATGTAGCGCAATCGATTTCAGCAGATTGTCCGTGAGGGCCACAAGTCTTTCGAGCTGGTCCTGTTCGGCGCCACGAGTTGCACGTCCGGTGCGGGGGTATTCATAATCCATACAGGGCATATCAGTTCTCCATAATTTCGGCGACTCGTTCTGCAGCAAATACCGGGCAGGTCGGATCGTGTTGAAATTCTTCCCATTGCTGCAATGTGCCATCGTAGTCTAAGTATGCATCACAGAAGTGACATTCCACAGAATCTTCGGAATACTCGTTGCGATGTACATGAAGCGACGTGTCAATGATTGTCCGGGCGCATTCCGTAATGTCCTTGACGAATGCCGGGATACTTGTTTTAACCTCACTCATAACCAGCAACCCTCCGCACGGATGGAATCCAACATGTCGTCAGCCGCTCTCAGCTGATCTTCGTTCAGCTCATTGTCGTCATAGTCGGATACTGACACAACAACATATCCACACTCGATCCAGACCGCAAATTCAACCTCGGTCTCACAAACCTCCCAGTCACCGTCTTCATTCAGGTGCTCGGTTTCAATGGTGCGGTTGATGTATTGGGTCATGGCGAAATCTCCGTTCGGCTTCTTTCGATGCCCAATACATAAACCATCTATATCATAATGTCAACATATGAATTGCATACACTCTTTCACCATATCATCCAACAGGCCTAATGAGCGACGGTTGTCGATTGTGAAGGACACATCAATGGAATCCACCTCGGCCTCGCTGGCATGAGACGATCCTTCTGTGATGGCGCCTTCTGCGCCACGATCAACCCGGACAAGAACGCCACCGGGCTGCTTGCGAATCCATTCGGCCTCGTTATGAAACCTGACATCGGTTATAATTGTGTGCTTCGCATTGTCCATTGCACGTTCCGCAAATTTGAGCCAAATATCTTGGCGAAGATCATCCCGTGCCCAATCTGTTCCGAATGTCTGATATGCATGCCGGGGCGAAAAACCCCAATATGGATCGACAACTTCTTTGAGATTGCCATCAGCATGTCGGGAATCCCATCCGAACATTCGATTGACATGTTCCTTGATCGGATACGCAAATGCATATTTTTGCACATCCCATCGAACGACATGATGCTGGGCCATAAGACTGGCAACAGTATCTTTTCCGGATCGAGCCCGGCCAACAAGTCCGATAATCATGATGCAGATACTGTCAGGCGAGCGATGATAAACTCAGACGGCACCAAGAAATATTGGTTGTCAGCATCGGCATCATATGTGACCTGATGCACCCGTGGATCGGCTTCGAACATGACGCCCTGTCCAAGGAGGATATCGGCATCATCCGTGACAAGGCCTTCCATCAGCCGATTGTATTCAGCGGCTGGCATATCGATCACCAGTCCACGCTTCATCAGTTGATGGGCCGAGTGATCCCGGGTCAGATAAACTCCGCCCGCCGATACCATTGGAGTGGTCGGAACCTGTACGAGATATCGGTCGCCGTGTGGGACGATGCCAGTTGTGTTTAGGGGTTTAGTCATTATTTGTCCATTCTCTAAATGTTTTTGAATACATAGAACAGGGCTCGGTCAGCTTCTGTTTCGAGTGGTCGATCTTTATACCACATTCCGGTGTCGTTATCGAGTGATCTGGCAATATCGGCCAGCTCATTATTATTGATGTCATAGCCCATACGAACGGCCCGGAAACCGCACGATACCATGAAGCAATACATTGCGTGATAGTGACCTGCCGTAGCAGATTTGTAGTCAGATACCATCTTTGGTGAAACAAATTTGCAATCTGAATATGATGTCCAACGAAAGCCGTCCCTCGATAGTTTTGATTGACGGTGTTTCATCAGGCTTTCTTGGATCGGAGTCGGAAGTCTGTCAAAGAAGTTTGATGAGTCGGTCGCCGTATTGTACGGGTGCTTTTCCATCATGGCCTTTGGATCAACGACCTTCCCGGGATTCGTGAATATGAAATTGAACGCACCGGGGTATTTAGCCGGGATATAATACATCCGGCTCAAGTCTTTTGTCTGGGCGTCCACTATCCCTAAAAACTCTGAGTTCATGGCGTGCCACATATGCCGAATGTCCCCGAATGGGACGGCGGATGTCAGCGGGAACACCAGACGGAATTTTGGGTGTGCCTTTGACGATGATGCGGTTGAATAGCAGACATAATAGAAGTCGCCAAACTTGGTCAGGATGTCCTCAAACTTCCCACCATACTCATCGATATCAAGAGCCACCCATGTCCACTCGATCACGCTCGCATTACAGCGAGTGTCGCCATCAGCGTACCATGCCGGGGAGATGAGCACCGCATCCATATCGGAAGCTCGGGCGCCCTTCTTGCGTTTGATCGCAGGCTCTTTACTCAGCGCATACAGAAGCTCCTCGAACTCCAAGAAAGTGGGAAATTCCACTCGCTTGGATGTATCGTTATCAAATATATTTGAGAAGATTGTAGCGCTTGTTTTCATTTAGCACTTCTTTCCGCCAGCCTTCTGCCGGTTCTCGATCTTGTGATCGGCCCGGGTCTTGTTGTATTCGAGCTTGGCGATCATCGCCTCTCCAACCCGGAGTCTATGACCACCGGCATAATCAAAGATGCGGATGAGGGCATCAGCCAGCTCAACCTCTTCCATTGTGTATTGTGGAAGATGATCATCCGGAATATTCTTCCGGACACCTTCCATGGCTTCGGCGATCTCAGTGACGATCAGCATCAGCATCTCGCCACGATTGCGTTCGAGTGGCAGACCGGTTTCGAGATCAGTCCACCACCCAGCATCAGCAGAGATATTATAGCACAAATCCGAAAGCTCTTCAATGTATCTCTGCGCTATGGCGAGCTGGACCCGGCGCCAATCAGCTTCAATCCTAAGTTCCACGATCTCTCGCTGTTCTTCGGTCAACGCAGCGTATTGGCGCATCATCGGCGTCCGGGATGGAACCTCGTCACCAAATGGTCCGAGGGGCATGGAAATATCTGTATCAGTTGTCATTAGCAAAATAGTCCTTCAAGGGTTGTGGTTTCTTCAATCGACCACCCGATGGCGGTCATGATCATTTCGACTTCATTCAGGAACGTTTTCTCGAACTGGGTATCGACATCGATAAACCGCTCAAGGTCCAGCTCCCGGGGAAGCATGTCCGGGAATGCAATGATGTTCTCTTTGCATTTGTTCGGCAGTCTCAGATAGATGTATTTGATCTTGTCGCCGTTACTGATCAGTTCATATCGATTTGTCAGTCCGGCATCTGTGATGGCCTTATTATACACCATGGATGCCCGCACATTGAACGGAGTTCCCTTGATGTACATTCTGTCATCACCGGCATACTTTCCGATGTCGCTGACGCTTCGGGGATTTGCCATTTGCTCGGGCGTCAGTTTCACAAACTTCTCCCGGCACTCGGCGATATATCTTTGGGTTGCCTCTGCATCACCGGTGAGGATGATATCAACGATCTCTTTAAGCCACTCACGGATAGCCGCAGGGCTCGATCCAGATTTTACAGCCGCCAGCCCCAAAATTTTGAGTTTGGGCTTGGACAGCCTCACATCGTCCTTGTAGAGCATACGCAGGGCGTAATGCTTCTTTGATGTCCAGAACCCGACATCGGCAATGATCTCTCGGCTCATGGAAATACGAGGCTTGAATGTCTGTTGCTGGGCTCCGAGTTCCTTGAATGCCTCATCAAGGACCGGTGCCAGAACCTCTTTACAGAAGTCATCAATGAATGCTGCTGGATCATCCGGCTGCACCAGCTCAACAATGCCCGATAAATCCACATAGTTGGAATCGGTATCGACATAGATGACATAATCTTTGCCGGTGGTTTTCATCGCCTTGTTCATATAGGCGTTGATCGCCTTCTCGGCCCACCGGATGATCAGCTGACCGGTGAGCGTAATACCCTCGGCCATGCGGAGATCATAGTGTCGGAAATATCTATTACCGAGTGCACCATAGCATGAGTTAATCATGATCTTGATGGACATCTGTCCGTTGAACAGTCGGCCAATCTCCGCAGGGAGTGCGGTGTTTAGGGCGATAATCTCCGCATCGGTCATTGATTGCAGATATGTGGTATCAGTCGTCATCAATGCCTAGACCTTCGATCAGCGGGATTTCAAAATATGAATGGATGATATGTTTGGTGACACCATTGGTTTCTCGTTCGAGGCTCCGCATAAAGTCCACCATTGTTGCCCGGTTCTCAAACAGTTGGGGTGCAAGATCGCCCTCGGCATCTCGACACAGAACACACATCAGGGTCTCCGGAATGATACCGAGATCGTGCACAGAATCGCCCTGTCCCGGATCATAATATGATCCTGTGGGCTGATACTGGTACAGATGTTCCTTGCCACCTTGCATGACTAGGGCCATGATCGGCTCGCCGATGTCGTCAATTCTGTCGGCGCATATCACTCGGAATGGATCACCCTGCCGGGTCACTCCCCGATCACCGGCCTTCCATTTCATAACTCGTACATATTCAATGCCCATAATCAAATTCCTCTTCGAACCATCTCCCGCTTCACCTGCTCATGAAGAGCCTCGGCGGTCGCCAGCTGTTGTTGAATGCTTTGTCGCTCGGCATAGAACCCCTCAAGAAGTCTGGGGAGTGATCCTTGCTTTTCTTTGGAGTACATCGAACCGTTTGCGGCCACGCAATGAGTGTCCGGAAATGATGTACCATCCAGACATACATTTACACTGGTCGATAGCATCTTGTCAAACTGTAATGTCTCGGGTGAGATATTATATTCGATAATGATGGATGGATATAGGGATGCAATGTCAAATGATGCAACCCATCTCCGAAGACCGGGGATTGGCTCCTTGACATAGGCGCCTTCATATTCACCAGCGGGCTTCACCTCATTCGGCTGGACCACGATATTTTGGGAGATCAAATCTCGATAGATGATCGTATCCCAAATGCGGGTGGTTCCGAATGCATCCGTGAAATTGCACCCGGCTCGATATGCCATGGTATAGACAAGTGACAGCAGCTGTGTCACATCATTCATCTCACTGACCAGATCGAAATCTCGAATGTTGTAGTCGATGTATTTCTGGGGATTTCTGGCGGCAAGTTCATGCAGGCTGGAATACTCGTCATATGATATCTTGCTCGTACCGAGGACGGTATTTGCAATCGTGTCCAGCTTGTAGTTTTCTTGCGGTCCGTACTTGTGGGCGAACTTGATAAACACATCCATGAAGTCGAGGGTTGCGATACCCTTCAAATCGTAGACCGTAATCTCCTTCTGGAATTTGTTCAGAATGGTCCGGGTGTCGATCAGTCCCCATGGGCTCATAAGCTTGGCCTTGGAGGCTCCCATGACCTTACGGATGCGGTTGTACAGATATGGGATATCGAACCCCTGTACATTCCAGCCGGACACAACATCCGGACTGAATTCCCGGGAGTTCCACCATGTCAGAAATTCTGACAATAGCTCAATTTCCGTTTGACAATATGTATGCACTATGTTAACAGGATCAATATCCAGTTCGGTCTTTGTCGCATCGTATGACGAATATAGAGACCATACATATCGCTTGTCCGATTGATTGGATTTCACGCCAATCACATCGACCTCAAAGTTTGCCTGATCGGCATGCGGAAATCCCTGTCCCTTGGTGTCAACTTCGATATCGAGGAAGCATACATTGATCAGGGTTTCGTCAGCCGGAATTTTCCCGGGCCATTGCTCCTGAATGTACTGTGCCACATAATCGGTTGTGCCATGAATAGGGAAGTTCTTAACGCCCTGATATACCTTAATGAAATCTCGGCACTCATTCATGCCGTCGAACTGGATAGGTTCAACCTTGCCGCCGAATATGGATGTGTATTCCGTCACTAGGTTATCGGCCATTGGGATGTATATCGTGGGCTTGAACGGTATCTTGTATGATACCCGCTTGCCGGTATGATCGTATCCCCGATATAGAAGGTTCTTTCCGAATCTGGACAGATTCGTGTAAAATCCATTATTCTTCATGCAATAGCTTCCTATCATTCAATCCAGAAGTATAGCCCATATTCCACGCAGAGTCAAGCTCTGGCTTGGCGTATGGCGATTCAATTTCCTTGCCGGACCATCCATCCAGATAAGCCTTATCGTAGATTTCTCGCTCGGTTGTTCCTTTGGCGAACATTGTAATGTTCCTTCAATTGATTAACCCCGAACAGAGCCGGGGTTAATTTGTCATTTGATGCTGTTGATTGGAGGGCTGTTAGCCCTTGCCGATTGTGTATTTTGGGATGAGTTCCCAGTCGGCTTTCTCTTTGTGTTTCACGACCTTGATGGCGGCCATTGGTGCTCGATCTTCGGCTGGCGGTGATTTGACAAGATCAACCAGTTCCCAGTCCGACAATAGCAGGGCGATTGTGTTGCGCCGCTGGATGTCGCCCTCTGTGAGGGTGGACTCATTCCCATCAAGCAGGAACATCTCTTTGTAATGTACAATGAAATATCGACCCTGCTTGTGCAGAATGTGACAGGTCTGGTATAGCTGATTTTTGTGGCGTGATGCGATCCCGATGCGAGTGAGAGTTTCCTTTGCAATAAGGAACTTGTCTGGTTCACGCAGGGTGATTTCCAGCATTGACTCGGGGGACCAGTTGTAAATGTCCATGGTGCTCATATCCTTCATTATCTATTTGATGAACATGATTATTTATCCAAACTAGAATTTATCAACCACGTCATCAAGGAAGTCATCCCATAGTCCGGTATTTCGGATGGCGGTGCTTCTTCGAACATCAGTTCGGTCGGCTCCTTATCTGGAAACATAGCCTGCGCCTAATTCATGGTCCAGTAAACGTCCTTGAGTCTGATTTTGGTCCTGCGCTTCATCGGGTCAATCCTCCGGTTCTCTGGGACAATTTGATTGCATCAATGTCGGCCTCTGAGAGGCACGCCAGAGCCTGTTTGGCTTTTGTGGGTGATATGCCATAATAATCCATAATGAGCTGTAGGTCGGGCTGTACGTCCGCCTTGGGCCACTTGGCGAAGCGTTTGCGCTTCCGGACCAGATGGAACAGAAAATCATACTGCATCCGGGCCGGAAGTGTGTACATCTTATTCGCCGCATTTGCTATATGAACGGTATCGGCAAATTGCGATAGGGCTTTGTTCACGATCCACGCATTGTAGTCATCCTCATTTTCGAGAATATCTTCCTTGGTGAATGTGATCGATGATACAATATCGAATACGCCAATTTTCTTCATGCGGTCTCGTCTGCGTCCGGATCATTGGCAACGGCGGTTGAAATTTCAACCTCATTCACATGGGCTCGAATGGCACCATAGGCCAGATTGATTTCACGGATGATCTCGGTGACCTCGTCAAAATCAATCTCGGCTGGTGGTTCGGCATCATCCAAACACAGAGGCGCCGAGATGCCAATTTCCATCATCTCGGATAGGGACGAGCTGGCAGCAAACATGCGTTCGGCAAGGTCTGCCATATGTTCGATTTGTTTGATGGTACTCATGGCTTGAACTCCACTCCATTCATCACCTCGACCAGCGAAGTGACTGTGTGTATTTCCTGATCAGCCACGAACGAAACCCACTTCTGCCATTCATCGAGAATGACAATCAGATGCGGAATGTGCGATGGCTGGACGAATTCATATGCATTGTCATACAGCTTGCGGATCATGACAGATGCGTCAAGATCAGAATTTTCGACAACCCATCGACGGGTCTCTTTGAAATTCTTGTCCCGCAGATATCCAACGAGCTGCTTGAATGAGGTTTCTGACATGTCAGCCAGAATACCAACATCAATGCGGCCACTCTTGGAATAGGCATGGGCAGCTGTGATGATCGAACGCCAGTCCGGGGACTTCATAGTGATCAGCGACAGGATGGTCGCATCATCATACTCAATCGAGTTTTCTTCCAGAATGACTTTCAGCTTGTTGAAGAATGCAACCTGCAATTCTGGCAGCTCGGACTTCTTCACCCGGAATTCTATCAGATTACAGCGTGAGTGCAATGGCGGAATCAGTTTGTGGGCGGCGTTGCATGTGAAAATGAAACGGCACACATCAGCAAATTCCTCTAGGAAGCCCTTGAGGGCATCCTGTGCGCTCGGCGTGAGGCGGTCAGCCTCATCAAACACAACGACCTTTGAGCGGCCATCCAGCGCCACCGTAGAGGCGAAGGATCGTACAGTCTGACGGATGACATCAATGCCATTCGTTTCCGATCCCGCAATAACCATATACGAGCAATTAAGTTCCTCGCACAGAGCCTTGGCAACGGTTGTTTTGCCGACGCCTGCATTACCGGAGAATATCATGTTCGGGATATCGCCACTCTTGACAATATCCCGGAACAGAGTTTTCATAGCGGCGGGCAAGATCACATCATCAATGCATTTTGGGCGATATGATTCTGACCAGAGATTCATCGGATGGCCTGCTCCACGAGTTCGGTTACCAGATCGAATTCCTCGGTCTTCGCAACCAGTGAGGCATCGTGGTACATCTTGGCCGCAGCCTTGAGAGCCTTTGCCGGGATTTCGAGTTCGGCAGCAGCGAGCTTGAGGGCATCGCTTTGCATTTCACGCTCGGATGAGATGGTCTCCATGGAGCGGGAAATTTCTTGGCACAGGCCTTTGAGGCGCATGCGTTGATCGTTATTTAGTTGCATAGTTTGATTCCCGTTGCAGACCCATCCAATATGACAGGTCATATGTTTTTGAATTGAATTGACCGTAGTGGTCCTTGCCCGTCGATGCGAAGATTACTTCATAATCATCTGGTAGCATCTGCAGGTTTGAGATGTTAATAACATACTCGAAATCGGCTTCGGAGTCAATATCCGCAAGCTCCATTTGGTATGTATTTTTGGCCTTGTTCACATCCATGGCCGAGATGGTATCGACCCGGGCCATGAGCTTGGTGCCCGCTCGGAAAATCACAATCTGCTGGTGACCGAGAGTTCGGGCCGCAGATTTCAGATGATCCAGATTTGCGGCGGTCAACATGAACTCGATGCTGGTGTTCGGCATCTTCACGCTCTTGTCAAAGTATGTGAGGACATCACGCTCTGAATAGAAATACTCCATCCGGGAGCTTGGTCCGACAATGCTGACGTGGTCTGTTTCGAATTGCAATCCCGCATTCTCAATCAGCCCGACACAATTCAGGAATTCCTTCATATCGAAGATTCCGAATTCTACCGGGAAGTCCACACTCATCACAGCCTTGGCGACCAAGGACGCCTGAACCGGGGAGCACGTTTGCACAATACTCCCCGGCTTGATCAGAATGTTTGGATTGATCGATGCGAAATTTTTCAGGATCGTATAGTCATGCTCTGAAAATTTCAACTGATCTTGCATTTGGTTCCTTTTCCTATGGCTTGTACTTTGTCGAATAATGCTGCTGCAGGACACGCTTTGCAACGGCCTCTGCATCTTCCTTGCGCTCTGCCGAACTCTCATTCAGCTTTGCGGTACGTGCTGCAGCGGCTTTGGCTGCGGCAATTTCTGGCTTGATCGCCTTGTAGAATTGGACGAATGCCAGAGAGTTCTCGGTGTCATACCGATTGACACACATTTCGACGGCGGCATCATCGTCGCCACCCATGATCGAAAGGGTCTGGACGATATGGCAGAGGCGCCGGGTGGAGATACGATCATCGCCGTCATCCTTCGCATTGTCCCGGGTCTTCTGGCCCCAACGGACGAGCGCTTCGAGCGTCGATTCATCGTAGCATCCATATTTGTCCATGTGATTGTGGACGATCTTGGTTTCAACTTCCGTGCTCGGATAGTAGTGATCGAACATGATCGGGAAACGCTCAAGGAATGCATCATCGATGATGGTGGCAGCGATATACTTGCCGTCCTCAGAACCACGACCTTTCGTATTGCCGGTCGCAATGATGTTGAAGCCCGGGGATGGGTAGACGATCTCACCGGTGCGCTTCACGAGGACAGGCTTGCCCTCCATGACGCCCTGCAGACACATAATCTTGTTGGTGCCACGATCCATCTCATCGATCAGACAAACCGCACCAGCCTTCATGGCCTTGAGGACCGGACCTTCATGGAAGACCGTATCGCCATTGACCAGACGGAAGCCGCCGATCAGCGAATCTTCATCGGTCTCCGGAGTGATCTGAATTCGAACATACTCCCGGCCAAGAGCGGCGCAAATCTGTTCGACCATGATTGACTTACCGGTGCCTGATGGACCGGCGATGAATGGTGGGAAAAATTGAGCGCTCTTGATCACCTTGGCCAATTGATCGTGACAGCCCCATGGGACGTATGTCGGATCAACGGGCGGGATGAAGAGATCGAGTGAAGGTGCTGACATGTTTTATTCTCCATAACAAATGACAATCAATGTATATCAGGTGGTGTCGGGGATGTAAACCCCCCTATGACACAATTCGTGCAATATGAGTACAGAGATTTTTCAGAACAGATCGTGTATTCTGATCAGTTGTGATTGTATCGGCGCTGGCCGTGAAGCCAGCCATACGCTGCTGCAGGTCATGCGAGATATAGATCATGCGGTCATAACGGTGACCGCTATTCATATCCTTTGGTCCGACTTCGTCAAATCCACTGCTGCACTGGTTCGACCCGACATAATATCCGAGATAGCTAGAACACATATTGCTCAGATACTGGTCGATGGCGGTCTCGTCATCGACCTGCGTTTGATTTTCGATGATGACAGCCGGACGACTCTCAACTTCGATGCGATATGTATCATAAGCCCAGCGCCGGTTATATCCAGCCTGTGCTTCCCCGGTCTGTGGGTTAGATGACTCCAGTGTGGCGACATTACCAGACCCGGCGCCATCGGACAGGATCATGATGTGAAGCTTCTCGATACCATGCTGTGCCTTGAACCGGTGGCCGAGAGATACAGCCGCCATCTTGGTTTCTGCTAGCGGGGTGCCACACATCGGCAGGGAATTTTCACCGTTGATGACCGCATTCATGAATGCAATCTGGCTGCGATACTTCTTGGCGTTCATGGTCGAATCCACAATGGCGTTCAGCGTGGTCCCCGTGAAATTCACGGTGGTTGACCGGGCATCCTGACGCTGTGAGCCATATCCACCAGATGTCCACGAATAGACAACAAACGGGATTTTGGTCCGGCGGCAGAATTCTGCCATGATCGTGGCCTGACGGAAAACAGACTTCTGTTCAACGCCCTGCATCGATCCCGAATTGTCAATGAATAGCATGACGCCATGGTTCTGCTGGGCTGGTACAATTCCATAACGCTTGAAGATGTCGTCATTGAATTTGTACTCAGTCAGTTTACCGCAATCAAGGACGCCGGTCTTTGCCTCTGACGAAAGCAGATTGGCATGGGCGGCTTTGCGGATTTCGAACTCATTTACCATGCGCTGAATGAATGGGCGGTAGGTTGTGATGAAATCCTGATACCCATCCTCTGGCACATTGCGTGGCTCGGTGACAATGCGGTCAACATCTTCGTGACGGATAGACAGGATGCGAACATCGGTGCCGTATGTCATCTTTTCTTCGACCTGCTTGGCGTGCTTCTCTGTGCCCATATCATCATTGGCTGCACGGCCAGTCTTCGGTGGAGACGGCTTAGCCTTTTTTGGGGCGGCACCTTTGTCATCCCCGGGCGCAGATTTTGCGGGTGGGGAGCCGGGCGACTGGTTATCAGAACCTTCGCCGGATTCCCCCTCGGATGGATCACCCATTCCATTTGACTCGCCGGATTCGCCATCGGCGTCAGACTGACCACCGGACTCACCGGATTCATCGCCCTCACCATCGCCAGACTCTGATTTGCTATCGCCGGATTCATCACCTTCACCATCACCGGACGCACCCTCACCATCTTCTGGTTCAGGCTCTTCTTCCTTGTCGGTGTGTTCCTTGAGGAGCTTCGAGATTTCGATGACATCCGCAAATGTTTCAGCAGCAAAGCACATGTCAACCAAGACCTGCTCATCCTCCGTGAAGGTGAGCTGTGGCAGAAGTGGGCCACACTTTGCGTGAAGGTTAAGGCGGTTCATGAAACCGTATTCGG